GAGTATCACTTAAACTCACAATTAATCCCTGAGTTCTTTACAGAGAATAATGCAGAGAAATCATTACCTCTACAAGAAGATGTACCTGTTCTATTTAAGTTTATAGACTATGATGCAGATGAAGATAAACAAAAACATGATATGTTAGAACAAGAATTAAGAATGGGAGTTAAAACACCTATAATGGTTGCAAAAGAATTAGATGTTGACTTAGATGAATTAAAAGAAGAACTAGCAGAGAAAGAAGAAAAAGAAATGGCTATGTTTGAGAAACAACAAAACAACTTTAACAATAATAACTTTGCAGATACAGAAGAAGCACCAGAAGATAAAAACCCTAAGAAGAAAGACAATAAAAATAAAGATTCATTTCCTAAAAAGAAAGAAGAAAAAGCATTAACTGATGCAGAGAAAGTAAATAAGGTTGCAGATAAACAATCAAATNTAATTCAAAATCAATTAGATAAACATATAGATGAAATGGGAGATGCTTTACTTGACTTAGTTGATAAGTTACCAGAGAATCCAAGACTATGAATGCAGAACAAGAAATAGAACTTAAGAATATCCTTGATTGGATTATTGGAAAGTTTATTAACATAATCAACCTTAAACCATTTCAAAAGGAAGTTGATGCATTAATAGAAACACAATATAGTGGCGGTATGAAAGAAATGGAAGTAAAACTTAATATGAACTTTATACCTGAGAAACAGGAATTAAATTTCCTAAAAGGTTAATGTNAATGATAACCTAACAAATAACGCAGACCAAATGTCACAAGAATTGCGTGGAGAAATATCACGTAGTTTATTAAACGGAGAAAACACAACACAATTAAAGAAAAGAATTAAAGATGTGTTTAAGTCAGATAAGTTTAATGCAAGATTAAAAACAGTATTAAGAACTGAAGCACTTAGAGCAAATAACACAGGTGCTTTAAGTGGTGCTAAACAATCAGGTCTTGATTTAAGAAAATGGATTGAGATTATTAATGATAGCAGAACGTCAGATATATGCCACGCAGAAGATAGGAAATATGGAAACACAAAAAAAGCAATTCCATTAGATGATGAGTTTATTGTAAGCGTAAACAATAAAACAATACGTGGTCAAGCACCACCTTTCCACCCAAACTGCAGAAGTGTTATAAGATTTGAGGGAGCAAATGCCTAAAGAGAAAAATACAATGGATGACATACAAAAGCTTATATTATCTGAGCTAAAAATAGTTAGAGAGAAAGTAGAAAAAATGGATGACAAGTTTGTTACTAAAGACACATTTTGGAGAGTATCAGGTACGGTGATTGCTGCAATTGTTGGTATATTTAGTAAATTAATAGGATGGTGGAAATAAGATGGTAATGTTTATACTAGATTGGGAACAATTTAAACAATACAATATGAAACAAATAGTTTATTATATTGAAGATTCTAAAGTATGGGATTTCTATGCTATGGGAACTAATACAGAAGTACTTAGATGTACTATTGCTAAAAGTAAGAAAGCAGAAACAAATATTATGTTTGTAGAGAAAGAATTAAACAGACCTAACTTTATGAAAGTTATGGGAGTAGATACTGGTGGAAGTAAAATTGTAATGCAACCTAAGTTTGACTTACCACAACTTGATATGCAACGTCAATCAACTGAACAAGTAGTAAACTTACTGCCTGAATCATATAAAGTAGATTCCAATGTAATTAGAGATGCTAAAGAAAGATTAAGCATTGAAGATGCAGAGGGACAAAAAGTATCTGAACAAGCACTTGGAGGGAAATTATAATGGCAGGATTTTATGAAGCAAGAACATTATTATCTTCAACAGAATTAAGATTTGAATATGATGGAAACGGAAGACAAATCTATATGGGAGAAGGACAACCTGGTGCTACTAATTCAGATAAGAAATGGAGAATTAAGAAATTCCAATATAATTCAATGGGACAACAAGATGCAGGAGCATTAGCAGACGGCAGAGCTGAGTTTGTATTTAGCTGGGATGACAGAGCAACTTACACTTACAACTTTTCATAATGAGAAAAATAAACTTAATTGGATTCTTAGTAATGTTTTTATTAGTTGCAACTACATCTTATGCAGCTGTTAACTTTAATAACTTAGAATCAATTTACAATTCTAACGCTCAATGGCAAGGTCAATGGGTATTAAAAGATTCACCAACATTCAAGAACTTAAACGTAACAGATGTTCTTGTTGTTAACGGAACTATTATATCAGGAAACTTAACTATAAATGGTTCAGTAGATTGTACTGGTATATCAGGCTCAGATTATAACTTATGTAATGTAACAGGAAGTAAATATGTAATAGTAAATCCTTCAGGGAATGTTCTAGATGTAAATGAAACTATATTAAACGCAACTTATGTTAATAAAGATGGAGATACAATAAACGGAAACTTAATTGTAACAGGTAACTTTTCAGTATTAGGAGATGTTGTAAACCTTACAGTTGATAATGCAAATGTAAATGGAACAATACTTCCTGGATTAGATAACTTATTTGATGTTGGCTCTGCAGTTTTACAATGGGGAACAGGATTCTTTGGAACTGATGTTATTGTTAATGGACAATCAGTATGTTTGGCTGATGGAACTAACTGCCAAGCAGATATAGATACAAGATGGACAACAACTGCACCTTACTTATATAATGATTCAACTAATATTTATTACAATGAAACAAAATTAAATCAAACAATAGATTCAAAAATACCAACACCAATTTGGGCTAATAATTCAAATGAAGTATTTATTAACCCTATATTCCCACAATTTGTTAATATCACTAATTTAAGAATTGGACAAATAATTAATTTTACTAAAGATGCAGGAGCAACTATTGAAATGAGTGGTGCTACACTGGGATTAAAACAAAGAACAGGTGGTGGAACTATACAAATGCAATCAGATTCAATACGTTGGTATGATTCAACAGGAACAGTACAAAGGTCAGAATGGCTTAATAGTGCAAACCAATTAGTTTGGAGTACACCAGGACTTCCAAAAGGAATACTAGCACTTCCTGACTTTAGAATTGGTGGAACAACACCTGCAACATTATATGCAAATGTAACTTCTAAAAATGTAGAATTAGGAAACAACTTATTTGTTTATCAAAATGCAACAATTAACGGAACTTCTTTAACGGTTAATGGAACAGAGGTTTGTTTAGCAGATGGAACTAATTGTCAATCAACACCAACTGGAATCAATGAAACATTTGCTAACGCTACTTACTTAAGATTAGATACTGCTAATGACCCACTAACTGGAGACTTAGATGTTGGTATTGGAAATAATGTTATTATTCAAAATGGTGGAACATTATTTATTCCTGCTTCAGGTGGTCCAGCAACTCCTCCTCTTTCAATTGGTTCAACTACTACAGGATTATATAATAAGGGTGGAGCATTAGCTATGACAGTATCCTCACAAGATGCAGCAGTATTCTCAGGTGGTTCAGGACAAGGTACTTTATCAGTTAATAGTCTTGCACAAAACGTATGGAAGTATTCAGCATATAATCAAGGATTTACAGCATCAATGAGAGGTTATGTTGGTTATAGTACATCAACTGCAGTATTGGGAGATATATTTAATGTAAGAAAAGATAGTTCAATTAATATGAATGAAGGTTCAGGAAATACAACATTCCATAATGGAGCATTTGTATTAAATAATAATTTAACTATTGATGATACATCACAAGTTACATTTAGAAATTCAACAGATAATGTAAGAGGTAAAATCTTCTGGAATGAAACTGCTGATGTATTAACAATCAAAGTAAACTAAGATAATGAAATGGCAATCAAAATTAAAACAATAATATTATGTACATTAATGTTATTAGTCTTTACTGCTTGTCAATTACCTCAAGCCCCTCAAACAGATGCAGTAACACCTAATGGTAAAATCATTCTTGTTGATTGGGCAGAACATTTACATAATAACTTAAGTGTTATAGCAGACGTAACAAATGAAATATATTATTTAGATAATGAATCAATAAGATTAACAAATGACCAATATTTAAAAGTAGTATTTACAGAGAAGCTTTATGAAGAAAAATATATTATTGTTAAATGGAGTAATTCCTCTAATGATGAACCTTTATTACATCTTTATAACTCAAATTTACAATTACTTCACACAGGTGTTGCTACCAATACTAGCATTGATAATCATATCAACTATGAGTTAGACCCTGGTGCAGAAGAATACGCATTCTATTTGAAAGTTGATGGAGCAAATCCAGATTCTTTTGTTGATATAGATTTATTTATGGACCCTGATACTGGTGTTAAATCAGCTTCATCTACTGGAAGCCCTAATAACCAATTCTCAAACCCAACTAATGCTTATGTATCAGATAACGTATATGCAACAGAGAATAGAAATAATCAAAAGCAAGATTATGGAACATTTAATTTTGGAATACCTGCAACTTCAACTATTCTTGGAATTGAAGTTTTAGTTGAAGGTGATGACCCAACGTTTGCAAATCAAGGGTTCTCTGTTGAGTTATCTTGGGATGGTGGAACAACTTATACATCTGCAGGATATTCTGCTACATGGCCAACAAGTACAGATGTTACAAGATACTTAGGAGGTGCAGCAGATACTTGGGGAAGAACATGGGCTGATACTGAGTTCTCTACATCAAACTTTAGAGTTAGAATGAATAAGATTGGAAATGATTATTCTAATACAAAATTAGACTGGATTGGAGTTAATGTAACATATACATCTAGTGGTCCATTTAAATTATCAAATATCTCAGCAGAAAACATAACTTATAAATCTGCTAATATAGTTTGGGAATCATCAAATACAGCAAATAGTACAGTTGATTATGGAACTACAACTGCATTAGGTTCAATAACTCATATTGAAGATAGTGTTTATTCTCACTCAGTTCCTTTAACTGGTTTAACTAATGGAACTCTTTACTTTTATAATGTAACTTCTTGTGATAGTGGAGGAACTTGTGCAACTAATGGAACTTTTAATTTTACAACAGGACAAGCTTTTNTTAATTTTACTTATTTAATATCTCAAGCTTCAACTTCTATATTTCCAGTAACTTCAGGTATATTTGCAAATACTCTATGGAATGTAGAACCTGGAAATGAAAGATTACTTTTAAATAAAACATTTGGATTAGGAAATTATACTTCTGAAGTATTTGATGCTGGTGTTATATCAACATGGAATACTATTAGTTGGTTCTCAGACCAAGCTTATGCAATGCACTTACCTGAAAACAAAGGAACAGATGATACTGCTTACTATAAATATTCTGCAGATATGACAAACAATACAGTAAATTATTATTTTAATGAATCATCAGGAAATATTATTGATTACTCAGGAGAAAGTAATACTATGACTGCAACTAACTTACAATATGAAGTTACATTCCCAAATATATATAATATTTATGATAATGGAACTGTTTGGTTTAATGGAGTAAATGCTCAAACATCTATTGCTTCAAGTCTTGCAAATCAAATTACTGGGAATACAACTATAATGTTTAATTTATATTTAAATGAAACTCCAAATAATTGGGGTGTATATGCTAAAAAAGGTTCAAACTATAAATTCTTTAAACCTTCAACTGCTGGTGTTTTAAGATGGAGTTTAAGTGGTTATGGAGATTTAAGTACACCCTCAGGAACATTATCAGCACCTGGATTCTATAATGTAATTTTTACATTTGTTGATACAGCAGGTGGAAATGATTTAAGAAAGATTTATGTTAATGGAGTAGAAGAAGCTTCATGGGGTCCTGGTTTTGGAACACCATCACCATCTACGACACCATTAACAATAGGATATGACGGAACAGGTAATTATCAAAAGTTTGGTATGTCTGATTATTCTATGTGGAAAAGAGTATTAAGTCTGCAAGAGATAAATGACTTATATACAAGAGCAGTAGCAAAAGCTCATGTTCAATTTAGAAGTTGTAATGACCCTGCTTGTTCAGGAGAATCTTGGAACTCTATTCATTATTATCAACCACCAATTAATATTAATCAACCAGATAATAGATATTTCCAATATTTTACTGAGTTACATTCAAATGATACTATAAATAATATTACTCCTGAAATATTTAGTTTTAATATAACAAGAACAAGTGCAGCAGGAGTTGTAGAGAATGTCACACTTTATACTTTAACAGGAACTAATACAACTGATGATGATTTACTATTAAACTTTTCAGTTAATGGCCCTCAATATACAAATATCACAGATTATAGAATAGAGAATAATTCAATTGTATTACTTAATATTCCTTTTGAAGCAGATGGTGCAAATAACTCAAGAGATTACTCAAGTTATAATCATACAACTTATTTAAGAAATATTGGAACATTTAAGAATGAAAGCTATGGAATTGGAAAATATGGAAATGCTTACACTTATACAAATTTATTACCTGACCACGTTCATATTCCTTATGCAGCAGACTTATATCCTGAGAATTATACTATTTCATTATGGGTAAACTCAACAAGTACAGATGCATCAGAACAATTCTTATTTGGAAAGAATGATGTTAGCGGAGTTTTAGATATAGCATTATTTATTGAAAGTGATAATAAAGTTTGGTGCGGACAAGGAGTTTCATTTGGAACATATACTGCAGCAGTATCAACTACAACTATTGCAAATACAGGATTGTGGCATCACATTGCTTGTTCTTACAATGGAACAGATTATTTAATTTACATAGATGGAGTTCAAGAAGATACTCAAACAGCAACAAGACCAGCAGATAATGGTTGTGATTATCAAATTGGTTCAGTAGGATTTAATTGTAATGATGGAAATAATGATGGACTAAGATTCAATGGACAAATAGACCAATTCCAATACTTCAATAGAAGTTTAAGTTTAAATCAAATACTAGCACTAAATAATACTAATTATGACTTTATTAGTAGTAATGAAACAAAACAAGGTGAGAACTGGACAGCTTGTGTAACTCCTAATAATAATATAACAGATGGAACTACTCAATGTTCTAATGTTTTACAAATAGAACCCGCAATAACTGATACTTGTACACCTAGTTGTTCAAGTGGTTACTGGCAATTAGATTGCTCTGATAACTGCGTTTATACAACACCAACTAATATTGATTGTTCAGTAAATGCTACAGGATTGGGAGTTATTTCAATACAAAACAAATGGAATTTCACACAACCAGCAAGTCAAATAGATGTTGCACCTATGTGTCAATTAGATGTTTATAGTGGTGGTAGCATAAATTAGTAACGCTGGTTTTATAAAAGAAAAAAGAGGTTTAAATAGACATGACTGAAGCAACAGTGCAACAAGATTATGGTAGATATAATTTTAGAACAGACCAAATAGCTTATGAAATCATAGAAACTAAAGCAGGAAAAGATTATATTATCAAAGGTTACATTTCTACAAATGAAATTGATTTATACAATGACTTAGTAACTCCTAATGGATTACAAAGTATGTTAAAACAAATCAATGAAAGAAATATCACATTAGACTATGAACATGAAGCATGGAGGGATGATTCTTCAATATTACCAGTTGGTAGAATTGTTGAAGCTTCTATTGATGACAGAGGTTTATGGGTTAAAGCTTTACTAAATCCAGCAAGTCCCAAGTTTAAAGACTTATGGGAATCAATTAAAGGACAATTTGTTGACGCATTCTCAATTGCATTCACACCAATTAAAACTGCAATGAAAATAATTGATGATGTTGAAGTAAGATTAATAGATGATTTGAACTTGTTAAACGTAGCACTTACAGGAAACCCAGTATGTCCTGGTGCAAGAATGACAGGTTATGATATGAAATCAATTATGTTAAAATCACTTAATGATTTTAAAGTAAAGGAGGAAAAGACTATGGCAGAATTAAAAGCAGAAGCTGCACCAAAAGCAGTTGAAGTTAAGGATGAAGCTCCTAAAGCAGAAGCACCTGTTGAAGCAAAAGAAGAAGTTGCAGAAGCAGTTGAAGAAGTGAAAGAAGAAGAACCTAAAGAAGAAGCTAAGGAAGCATCTGAACCAGTTGTTGAGGAGAAATCTGAAAACAAAGAACTATTTGCGGACTTAAAATCTGAAGTTGATACTTTGAAAAAAGAATTGGCAGATTTGAAAGCTCAACCAGTGTTTAAATCCCCAGCGGAAAAAACACAACTAAAAGCAGAACAAAAAGAAGAAGCTAAACTAAATATTGGTTTAGATCTAATTAGATAAACACGGAGGAATAAAAATATGGCAGAAACAGGAAGTTTAAGCGGAAACGTTAACGCTCAAGGAATTTACTATGCTTCATTTGGTACACTACCACACGGTACAAAATACCAAGAAGTTGATGTTAAATCTTTAACAAGCGGAACTCCAAGTTACAAAGTTGACTTGAGAGCAGGTATTGCTAACCAAAAATCAGCAGAATTAAAAGCATTGGAAACAACTACAGGTGGTGCAGGAACAGCAGGATATGCATTAGTACCAGTATATGTTGACCCAAGAATTGTAGATGAAACAAGAAAGTACACACCTATTGTAGAAATTGTACCAAGAGTAACAAACCAAGGTATGTTTGCAGACTGGAACAATATTACAGCAAAAGGCGGAGCTTTCACAGCAGCAGAAGATGCAGCATTAGCTGAAACAAACACATCTTACGCAAGAAACTCTACAGAAATTAAATTCTTGTACTCAGTAGGTAGAGTAACAGGACCAGCTATTGCAGCAATCCCAAGTTATTCACTACAAGGATTTGCACCAACAGGAGGAGCAACAGGTTCTTTCTCAGATGCAAGTGCTATGAATGCAAAGCAATTAGAAGTTTTAGTTAAGACTAGAGAAATAAGAGAACTAGAAGAAAACTTAATTATTAACGGAGATGCAACAGGTACACCAACTGAATATGATGGTATTATCCAAATAATGGGTACAACTAACACAGTTGATAAACTTAGTCAGCAGCTATTGCTTTAGTATGACATTGATACAGCTATCCAAAACGCATTTGATGATGGTGGAAGACCTAATTTAGCAATCTGTTCTTCAGGAGTTTTCACAGCTCTACAAGGATTATTGACAGCAAAGATTGGATTCTTGCAATCAACACAACAAGTGTTCTGGGGATTCTCAACAATTGTATTACATACAATGGTAGGAGATGTTCCAGTAATACCTTCAATGTTCATGAGTAACGGAGTAGGTGTAAAAGCAATGTACTTCTTAGACTTAACAGTTGTTGAAATGAGAGTTCTACAAGACTTGACTTTCCAAGAATTAGCTAAGACTAATGACAGTGATAAATTTATGTTGAAAATCTATGAAGCATTAATCATAAGAGCACCAACATATTGTTCAAGTATCACTAACATTGCATAAGTAGGGAGTAATTCCCTTCTTATTTTTTTTATTTTTATTATCATAAAATCATATTCACAACTTAAGGAGGAAAAAATAACATGGCATTAACAACTAAATCAATGGCTAAAAAGAAAAAAGCTAAGAAAGAAGAAGCAGAAGCTGAAACTAAATCATCTAAGAAAGGTACTTATGGTATTATTAAAGATGCAGAAGGTAAAGGTTACTGGGGACTTAGAGAATAAGGANANTNANATGANTTATNGTATCNGTAGCNGAAGTNAANGCANNNATNAANTTTCCANNNACTGGCNCACCAGTTAGTGANGCTGATATACNNAGNTTTATNTTAGATGCTCAAGATGAAATAGAAAGATTCTATCATACTAAATTTGGTAATGTAGAAGTTAGTGGTACTGTAGATAGTGCGGCAGCTTCTTCACTTACAGATACTGGTGCATTCTTAATGTTTGGTGCTTCTTTTGATTATACTGGATACGTAATACAAATTCTAACTGGTACAGGAGCAGGACAATATAGAGGCATTGTTTCTAATACAGATGACACAGTAATTATTCAAGCAGACTGGGATACTATTCCTGACAATACTTCTACTTATCAAGTTGTAGCATTAGGATATAAAGACCAAGACTTAGACGGCAATAATTTAAGACATTACTTTGTTCCTTACCAACCACTAATAGAATTAAACGCTTTGAATATAAATGGAACTCAAGTTGATTTAACTTCAGGGGTTTATACTTATAATAATAGAGCAATGGTTTTATTGGATAACAATTCTGATGCAAGTATATTTACAGCAAATACTCCACAAAATATTAACTTTAAATATATTTATGGAATAGCACCTATTCCAAGAGTTATTAAAAGACTATGTGCTTTAATGGCAGGAATGATGACAGTTGCAGCTAAAGTAAATGGTTCATATACAGACTTCTCAACTATATCCTTGCCAGGACAAGTTAGTGGAAGTAAAGGACAACCATATGTAAACTTACAAGCTGGTATTTCAGAATTACAAAAAGAAGCAAAGAAAATAACAGAAACAATATATAGAAGATTTACATTGTTTGGTTGAGGGGAGGAAATTCAAATGACAGAAAAAGTAGAAGATAATAAAAAAGAAGAAGTAGATGGTACTGAGGTTGAAGACCAACCAAAAACAGAAGATAGTACTACTGATAAAAAGAAAGATACTGATATGTTAAGTAAAGTGGGGATGAAATTCTAATGCCCTTTGCAGGTTATGAAACTTTTGATGCTTGTGTAGCAGACCAAAAGAAAAAAGGAAAGTCTGATGAATCAGCTAAAAAGATTTGTGGTGCATTACAAGCAAAAGTAGAAGGCAAATCTATGTTAGATTTGATTAGATAAATGGTAGTAACTAATTTTTTTACAGAAACGGATTTTCAAACAATTCTCACAGATTTTGGTAGAAAGTTAATTATTGAAAGAGTTACAAGAACAATAGATAACTATTCTGGCCAAGAAATACTTGTTGATGGAAGTCCTGAAGAAATAGAAGCTTACTTTATGCACTATTCAAATGCATGGGATTATGAAAAGATGGGGTTTTTAGAAAAAGGAGATGTTGTATTGCTTTCTAAATACGCTGATTCAGTTAAACTTAATGATTTAATATTAGCAGATGCTACTAAAATAAATGTAATTACAAATATAGATGGAGATGCAACTACTATCACAGTTGATACTTCTGCAAATCACAATTTATCAGTTGGTGAGATTGTTCAAATAGATGATACAACTTCATATAATGGGGTGTTTGCAGTTGCTTCTACACCCACCCCTACNCAGCTTACAATTGCAGACACCTCACATAATCTTCCTACAGAAACAAGTGGTGGACTATATGCAGGGTTTACTAAATACAGGATTAAAGAATTATTCAATGTACCAGGAGTATTTGATAATACAGGTGGAGCAACAAGATTTATCTACTCTGCAGCAAACCTGTTTATTCAAGATGACTAAGTTACAATTTGATAAAAATGATTTCTCTAATAGATTAGATAAAGCAAAGTGGGCTATAGCAATTAGACTTCAGGAATCAATGAAAAGTAAATTAACTCCAAACTGGGGTTGGAAAACTGGAGATTTAAAAAGCTCAATTAGAGCAAATGTAGTAGGAAATACTATTGAAATAAGTATGCTTGAAAGAGCTAAATTTATTGAATTTGGAACACCACCACATATAATTAAGGTCAAAAATAAGAAAGTTCTTTCAGATGGAAAGAGAATATTTGGTACTAAAGTTAATCATCCTGGAACTCATCCATTCCCTTTTATTAGAAATACATTTCATAAAGAATTTACTAAAATTGTTAAAGAAGAATTATCAAAAGCATTCAATTAACGCTGGTTTTAAAAAGGATATTAGATAAAATAAATATATCAAATAGTGAACTAATTATAGTTACTATAAATTCCAAGAGGAATCAATGGCTAAAATAGGAATATCTGATATAAAACAAGAAATAGTTAATTTCATACGTAGTTCTGACATCATTCCAATTTCTACAAGAGGAGTTACAACTGAACAAGATACTGGTACTTTTACAGCAGATGTTTCTCATACTTTAGCAGTTAGTCCTACATTAGTTAAAAATATTAGACAGATAGATGTTGGTGGAAATATTTTATTATGGGGTAGAGATTATCAATTAAATTACAATACAGGTGTTATTACATTTACAGTTGCTCAAACAGGAGCATATACAATAGATTATGATGTGGGAACTACAGACAGAATATTCCCTGACTTCCCACAACCTTATTTAAAAATTAAAGACTTTCCAAGAGTTGCAGTTGATATAATTTCAGGAGTAACTANTGAATTAGAACTTGGAGCAGGAGCAAATATATCAACATATATATTACNAGTTAATTGNTATGATGCTTCACAAAATAATGTTGAGCAAATGATTGATACATTAAGAGCATCAGTTATAAATAATAAAAAGAACTTTTATTATACTGAATTTATCACACCAACTGGATTAGGTCCAATAATTGTTAATCCTTTTGGTCAAGATAAAATAGTTCAAAGAAATCAAGACTTTGATATAAGATTCATATTTGAAACAATATAGAGGTATAAAGATGGCAACAAAGAACTGGGGCAGACAAAGAGATGCTCAAATTATAGTTAAAAGCAATGGAAAAGAATCCATAGTTGAAACAAAAGTATTGAAAAAGAAAAAGAAAAAAGGAGAATCACAGGAGGATAAAGAATAATGGCAGAAAATTATTATACAGGAGTAGTTACTAACGTAATTACAGCTCCAGAAACTGCATTTGCTACACCAGCATCACCAACAGGTGCAGATTATGTTGATAAAGTTACTTCATTCACATGGAATGTTGCAAACAACAATATTAGGTCACATGGAATTGGAGAAGGTAGAGATGCAACAGTAAATGTAAACGGAGTACTAGATGTTAACGGAAGTATGGAATGGGAATTTACAGACCCAGATTTCTTAAAATATTGTGTTATTGGAGAAGTATCAGGAGCAGGAACTCCAGCAGACCCTTATGAAGTTCAAGAAAGAAACTTAATTGGTTATGCAGCAGGTCAAGTTCCAACAATTACACTTGAAGTTCAAAAAGACCATAACAATGATGATGTTGTAACATTTGATGGTGTTTCAATTAATACATGGACACTTACTGCAACACAAGGAGAAATTGTTACTTGTTCTGCAGATTGGATTGCAAGAACAGCTACATCTTCAACAACTTATCAAGCTTATACAATTCCACCAAATAG